AAATAGGAAGTGTAATTTCTATATTTTATAAATAGTTATGAGATTACACTTCCTATAATGAAAACATATATTGTTTATAAGATTACCAATAAGAAAAACGGAAAACCTTACATAGGAAAAACTGAATACTCTTTGGAACATCGTTGGAATCGTCATTTATCTTCAGCAAGAAATGGTTCTAAATTTAGATTCCATTCTGCAATTAGAAAATATGGTGAAGATTGTTGGGATTTATCTGTGATTGAAACTTATCAAACTGAAGATGAAAATTTCATCAACGAAAAAGAGTCCCATTTCATTAAACTGTTTGAAAGTGATACTAAAAGAGGTTATAATGCTACTTCAGGTGGAACTGGTGGTTGGATGCTTCCAAGATGCTCCCAAGAGGTTCAGGAACAGTGGAGAAATGATATTTCCATAAGAACTACTGGTTATAATAATCCAAACTATTCTGGATACACTGATGAGGAACTTATAGAAGTAGGAGTACAGTTTGCTAAAAAATATGGATTTATTGGTGGAAGACAAAGAATAGTTGAGTTTGCCCTCAATGAATTAAATATTAAGTTTCCAAAACATTTCTCTAAAAATAGATTTGGTGGGAAACATAAAAACTTTTATAAATCTATTGAAGAACAAACTGGATTGGTGTATAATCCTTATTATAGAGACGAAACTCAAAGAAAACTTGCTAAACAACTTTTAGAACAAAATAGGAGAAAAAAATGTTAAAGATTGAATATCTTGAAGAAGAAATTCCAGTTTATGATATTACTGTAGAAGGAACTCATAATTTCTTCGCAAATGATATTCTAGTTCATAATTGTCAAGAAATTACTCTTCCAACATATCCTCTCCAGCATATTGACGATACAAATGGTGAGATTGCACTTTGTATTCTCTCTGCTATTAATGTTGGTAAGGTTAAGTCTGATGAAGAACTGGAGGAACTTTGTGAACTTTCTGTCCGTGGTTTGGATGAACTGATCGACTACCAGAAGTATCCTGTACGTGCCGCAGAACTTGCTACAAAGGCACGTAGGTCTCTTGGAATAGGTTATATTGGTTTAGCTCATTATCTTGCCAAACTGGGTTATGATTATTCTTCCCAAGAAGCATGGGATGCTGTTCATGGTCTTTCTGAGTCCTTTCAGTTTTATCTTCTGAAAGCATCTAATCAACTTGCCAAGGAGAAAGGTTATTGTGAGAACTTTGGTCGTACTAAGTATGCTGATGGTATTCTTCCAATCGACACTTACAAAACAGATGTAGACGAAATCTCTTCTATTCCACTACAGCATGATTGGGAAACTCTTAGAGCATCTATCTCGGAACACGGTCTCAGACACAGTACACTGTCCGCACAGATGCCATCGGAGAGCAGTTCCGTTGTGTCAAACGCAACCAACGGAATCGAACCCCCTCGTGGATTCTTGTCCATTAAGAAGTCCAAGAAGGGACCTCTTAAGCAGATTGTTCCGCAGTATGCTACACTGAAGAACCACTATACTTTATTGTGGGATATGAAATCCAATGAGGGATATATTAATATCGTTGCTGTGATGCAAAAGTTCTTCGATCAAGCTATTTCTGGTAACTGGAGTTACAATCCAGAAAACTATCCAGATAATGAAGTTCCAGTGTCTGTAATGGCGCAAGATTTTCTAACTTGTTGGAAATATGGATGGAAAACAGCATATTATCAAAACACTTATGATATTAAAACTGATGAGGTAGTAGAAGAACCAAAACAAGACCTCCAATCACTTCTCCAAGAACTTTCTAGTGCTGAAGAGGAAGAATGCGAAAGTTGTAAAATTTGACTGTGGTAAATACTATGTGTGTGCTATAATTCAAAGAGATGAAAATTTTAATTTCTAAAAATAATGAATTATAAAAAAATATATAATTCTTTGATTGAAAGTCGTAAAATAAATTTCTCTGAAGAATTTGGTGAAATGCACCACATAGTTCCAAAGTGTTTGGGTGGGGATGATAATACAGATAATTTGGTAAAATTAACTTTTAGAGAACATTTATTGGCACATAGATTATTATCTAAAATTTATCCAAGCCATCCTGGACTAAACTATGCAGTTGTTCTACTTTCCAAAGGTAATTTTGGTAATAGAAAACTGCATCCAAAAGGAATGAAAGGTAAAACTCAATCAAAAAAGGCAAGGGAATTAGTTTCTGAATATATGAAACTAAATAACCCAAATAAAAATAAATCTCCTTGGGACATACCTTCTTCAAATGAGAGTAGTAAAAAAATCTGGGAAAATGCAGATTATTACTATCAAAAATGGATTGAGATGGGAAAACCAAGTTATTATAAACTTACATCAAATTTAAATGAAAAGTGGAAATCATCTCATCAAAATATGGTAATGAAATTTAAATGTGGATGGGTACCAAATGAAGATGTACAATGGACTACCTGGAGGTCAAAAAATGCAGTTTAAGATTTTTTCCACGGAGGAAACAACATCAGTCAAAGGCATGACTGTTTTTAACACTGAGCAAGTGAATACCAAAAAGCAACCAATGTTTTTTGGTAAACCTCTTGGGGTTCAACGATATGATTCATACAAATATCCCGTATTCGATAAACTGACTACTCAGCAATTGGGATACTTCTGGAGACCCGAAGAGGTGTCTCTCCAGAAGGATCGTGGAGATTATCACACATTGCGACCAGAACAGAAGCATATCTATACTTCTAATTTGAAGTATCAGATCATGCTTGATTCTGTTCAGGGTCGTGGTCCTGGTATGGCATTTATTCCTTATTGTTCTTTGCCAGAACTTGAGGCATGTATGGAAGTATGGGGATTTATGGAAATGATCCATAGTCGTTCCTATACTTACATTATCAAGAATGTATACTCAGATCCTTCTGAGGTTTTCGATACTATCATTACTGATAATCGTATTCTTGATCGTGCCAAGAGTGTGACTGAATCGTATGATGACTTTATTCAATCAGCACAACAGTATGGTGTATCAGATACCTGGTTACACAATCTTGAAGGAGTTTCATACGCAAAAGAAACAATTAACGATGTTAAACGAAAACTCTATAGAGCAGTCGCAAACGTTAACATTCTTGAAGGTATTAGGTTCTACGTTAGTTTTGCTTGTTCTTTCGCATTCGGTGAACTTAAGCTTATGGAGGGATCCGCTAAAATCATCTCTCTTATCGCAAGAGACGAAAACCAACATCTAGCCATCACTCAGAATATTCTGAACAAATGGAGAGAAGGTGATGATCCCGAAATGAAGCAAATCATGAAGGAAGAAGAAGAGTGGACTTATGCTATGTTTGATCGTGCCGTAAATGAAGAAAAGATATGGGCAGATTATCTGTTCAAAGATGGCAGCATGATTGGACTGAATGATAAACTTCTTCAGCAGTATGTTGAATGGGTAGCAAATAGAAGACTTAAAGCAATTGGGTTAAAGCCCCAATACGATATCTCAGCAAACAATAACCCACTTCCTTGGACTCAGCATTGGATTTCCTCTAAAGGACTTCAAGTAAGTCCACAAGAAACGGAAGTTGAGAGTTATATAGTAGGTGGTATTAAACAGGATGTTGCTGCGAATACATTTGCTGATTTTAAACTTTGACAAATACAACAAATCACACTTACTTGATGAAGGATATGCTGAAACACCAGAAGCAGCAGAAGTAATAATGGTTAATATGAGTGAAGAGTGGATAGATAGTATTATTGGTTGATTTTCTTTTATACCTATTATGACTCCAAAAATACTTTCGCAGGATTCCAATTATGATGAATGGTGCGAGCAGGAAATTATGAATGCTTACAAAGAGGCTGCAGAATGTGATGAATTTTTATTTGGTGATTATGACTACTGTAAAGAGTGGGTAGGTGTTGGAACTACAAATTAACATAGATAGGGGAGAGCAATCTCCCCTTTTTTATGTCTAAAAATCAACTCACTAAAGACGAATTTAGAGTTCGTGTGTTAAAATTAAAAGCACAGTTAGAGGATGATCCTACCTGGCATTCTAACCCTAAGGACCTTGCCCATAAATATTTGAACAAGGTACTTGATATAATTGATGAGTACAGATATTGACTATGAAAACCCTTGGTCGTACAATAACAAACCTTTTAGCAGTGCTGATATTGGGGAGTACTTTGGTTTTGTTTATCTCATTACCAATAAGTTATAATAATCCAAAATCAATTATAGAACTAATTGACAATGAAGATTAATCCATCCTTCAATTGTTTTTTATATGTTTGAAATCCTATTTTCTTTTCTTTAATATATGAAGTAACACTTTCCCAAGTGTTTGTTCCATCACTTATCTTCACATTCCTTGATGTTGTAAGTATTTTTTTATGCTCTTCAGTGAGTTTTTTACCATACATAGGATTTCCTTCACCAGAATACATTTTACTAAATTTTTCACGAACTTCTGGTTTGTACATTGGATTATATGATTTGTCTTTCATCTTTTCACTTCTCATATCACGAAACTTATCGTTTTTCATGACAACTTCATATATTCCTGCCCTTTCGCTGACAAAAAATCTTCCTTCAATATTTGTGTTATAATAATCATCAGTCATTAGAACATCTCTTTTGAATTGTTCCATGGTTTCATAATATGACATGGATTTCTTGTGAGGACACAAATAAAGAATTTCCCTTGAAAAATTATCTTTACCAAGAAGTTTTACATCTTCATTTAGTTCGTCGCAGGAACCAAAATAATTTTTCCAATCACTTTCTTTTGTTTTTCTTCTACCAGTTTTTTTATCTTTTCTTCTTGTCCAAAAAGATTTCTTTCCAATATATTTTCTATCATTGGTTAAGTTTGTTATTAGATAAACAAATCCTTCTATACCTTTAGGGGCATCTATAAAATCTTCATCGTTATATTTCCAATTCATAGAAATACTTTCTACCATTAAAATTATTTATAATGAAAATATTTTTAGCAGCATTAAAAATCATAAATTGGTTTTTATCCAAAAGACAAAAAAATCACTTGACGGAAGAACCAAGTGCTTCTATAGTGGAGGAACCTACTTCCGAAAAGATTATTATGGAAACGCAGATTGAACCTGTGGTGCAGATTCGTGATTGGGCAGTTGACAAAATTGAAACTCTTACTCAACATGGAAATGCTGTTGATCAACTAAATGCCCTTGCAATTATTGATGAGTTTCATGAGTGGTTGAATATCCCCGATGGAACACAAGAACTTGATTACCTTTGCTTGGAAGATCAAGACTGGACAGAGGATCAGGAGATCGATATTCGGTAAACCAAACTCTTGACAAACCATAAATATTAACTTATTATGAAGAAATCCCACCTCAAAAGGGTGGGATTTTTATTATGAGACTTTGATTGATTTAGAGCCGTGGAGATTGCCTCTTGAGAAGGAGGTGTACCCCTTTCTCTATACGGATGTAGAGTTCAATTTAATTTAGTGCAAAATTTCTTTACAGTAGCCATGTCTCTCCTGGCATCGGTTACAACCAGTACGGCAACACTGCCATTCGTCAACTACAAGATGCAAGGTCCCCCTCCCCCAGTTCTTGGGCAGGCACCTTTCTCCATCATTAAAGAGTTTGACCTTGTAGATGAAAAGAAGACAGCAATCCGCGAGGTTGCATTACCAAAGCCAAAAGAGAAAAGGCTAATTTGTAAAGGGTGTAATGAACATGAGAATGCTACCCTGGCATTTTTCCAGGATCGTGGTATTAGAGACAGAAACGCCCTTGCTACCATCATGGGTAACATTCGTCAGGAATCTACTTTTATTCCTAACATTTGTGAAGGTGGTAGCAGAACCAGTTGGAGTAACTGCGGTCGTGGTTACGGACTGATTCAATTTACATCTGCTTCTCGTTATTATGGATTGGGTGATTTTGCTAAAAAAATAGGAGGTAATCCTTCAACACTTGATACTCAACTTCGGTATATTGTTACTGAACCGCAGTGGAAGAGTATTGAACGTAATATGAGAGTTCCTGGAAAATCCATTGATAGGTATATGAATTATGCCTACACCTGGTTGGGATGGGGACATCATGGTGCTCGCACTTCGTATGCCCATGATTATGCTTCCAGACTGATCGTGGTAGAAGTTTGATATATAAGGGGAGTGCTTGTACTCCCCTTTCTTATATTTAAGAAATAAGAAACCAGATAAGACAACATAAGTACCAGTCCACAGCACAAGGCACTGGAGTACCCTTAGAGTGCCTCTAAGGACTTTCTGGGGGGAGTAGTCTTGACGAAGTAAGAGTATCTAAGTAGAATACCTTTGTTGGGTTTGAAGATAAGTTATAAGAAATATCTAAAGTACTTAGAAATAAATATATCAGAACCATTGGTTATTCATATGGGAATACATAATCTCCCAGATTCGGAAAAAGATATAGTAGATGTCCTTGCAAAAGCAGGTTATTTAAAGGCAAGCAATGATAAAGTAGAAATTTCACTAGAATCTGCAAATATTTTAAATGTTCAACCAAAAGGAAATGTATTTGGAGCAAAGATTAAGGTAGAAGATAATGGATCTATTACACCTACTTTAACTTTTGATACTAAAAAACTAAGAGAAAAGAAAAATTATATTTCACCAGAAGATTTGATAGATAATGCCTTAGAAGAATTCTGGGAGAATCGATGATGTTTAAAATATTCGAAGTTAAAGAAGGTAAGTTTAAAGTTCTGCCCACATTAAATCAAAAATATATAAAGGGATTTATTATTTCATCTATTGTTTTATTATTAGTATCTGGTTTATCTGGATGGCTAAAAATAGATGAGAAGCAACTATGGAAAATATATAATGCTATAGTTCAACACTTTGGATTAACACAGGATATATCAATACCACAGGATATAGAGAAGCAAATTGAAGCAAAGATAGAGATTGAAGTTGATAGGGCAATTAGAGAATATGAGGACTTGACAAGGGACTCAGAACCACCTAGGATACCTTTGCCACGGTTGATTGAGAAAGCTCCAGATGAAGCTTTATGTTATTCGGAAGATTGTAAGAAACTTGGAGGTGAAATGAGACTCTGTGCTCCATGGGTTGACACTTGTAGAGAAGAAGATGTAAAATAGAATATAGTGGGTCTGTAACTCAGTTGGTAGAGAAAATTGTGTCGGAGGTTCAAGTCCTTCCAGACCCTATTGACAATCAACTCCAAAACTGGTATGATTGTCTTATAAGGGCTCATAGTTAAGCGGATATAACTACCGCCTTCTAAGCGGTCGTCCCTGGTTCGATTCCAGGTGAGCCTGTTGACAATTATACTCAACTACTCTATAATTGTCTTATTGCGAAATTGGTGTAGTGGTAACATCCCATCCTTCCAAGTTGGTGTCACGGGTTCGAATCCCGTATTTCGCTTGAGAACTTAAGTTCTCAAATTACACACAAACACACAGGAGAATAACTATGACACCTTATGAACTTCGTTTCGAAATCTTTAAGCAAGCATACAATATGCTAAATGACCAGTTCAGTATTGAAGTAGATACTGCTCGTTATTGGAATGCAAATTCTGCAAATACTGTGAAGATGGATTATCCAGAGTTTCCAACTCTACAGGATGTTCTTAAGCAAGCAGAGACGATTAATGATTTTGTAAGTTCTAAGTAATAGAACATTCCTGCTTAGCACAGTTGGTAGTTGCGCTGGACTGTTAATCCGGATGTCGGGGAGCATAGCTCAGCGGTAGCAGCGTCTGCTTTACACGCAGAATGTCGGGGGTTCGAATCCCTCTGCTCCCATATATAAATACTTCAAAAAAATAATGGACGAGTTATACCAATCATTACATAAAGCACAGACCAGTCTTTTCTGTTTAATGCAGAAGACATGGGTGTATCATTGGAATGTAGTTGGTTCTGATT